TACAGTAGATGAAATTAATACATGGGTTGAGCAAGAAGTAATTGCTGAACTTAAAATCCCTGCTATGGGGGCAGCAGAATATGGTTCAGACTGGGCTCTTGCTCGTGATAGAGTTACCTCTATGATTAGTGAACTTAAGAAATTACTTAAACAAAGAGGCATTAACTTGATACTTATATCTCATGCTAAGAATACCTCATTCATTGAGAAAGGTAAGACTAAAATAATACAACAAGGTGCTGACCTTCCTCGTGGTATAGCAAAGAAGATTATGGGTATGTGTGAGTTAATAGGATACGTTGTTAAAGATGGTGAAGACCAAGTATATCTATCATTTGATGGATTCGAAGAGGTACAAATGGGTTCAAGATTAAGACCATTACAAGGCAAGAAGATTAAGTTCTCATACCAAGACTTCGTAAAAGAAATCACAAGTTATAAACAAGAAGGAACTAAATAATGAAACAATTTAAATTAAAGAATAAAAAAGGAGAGAAACATGAATAAAAGAATAAGAGTGGGAGCATTACAACAACAATCAAAAAAAGAATATAGCAAGTTAGATTTTACTAACAAATTTCTAACAGGAAGAATCGTTGAAATAATTGATAAAGCAAAAGAAAGAAACAGAGATATCTTCTGGGAAATCATTATACAAGGAGACTCACAAAAGTTCCCTGATAAAATGTGGATAACAGGAAACTTCCAAAAGGCTAAAACAGGTGAACTTGAACCTAACTGGCTTATCGAACGTATAGGAAGATTCCTTATGACGATTAAATATGATGGAGGATTCTTGTTAAATGGAGAATTTGAAACACCAGCTAAAGAATACTTATCAACTCCAGAATCAATTGCAGAGAATATTAATGACCATTTATATAATAACGAAATTAGTGTTTGCTATTATAAGTATGCTAATAAGAATCAAGAGACAGGAGACATCTTTTATAATACTATTTATAATAATCTGTATGATGTAGCAGATATGCCACGTCTACAGAATGATGTAAAGAGATCTATCGATAGTGGATACTTAAAAGTATATACTAAAGAAGATGAGCAAATGGATTTAAATGATATACAAGTACCATTTGGTGGAACTCCTGCTAAACCATTTCAACCAACAACACAAGAAGTTAAACGACCAGGAAGGATTAGAATCTAATGTATTACGAGGTGTGTATAGGCTCACTTAGAAAGAGAGCGAACTTTGTTCATGAAGATAATATATATAATCTTATTATGGAACATGGAGAGACCACACCTATGTATAAATCTGTATTCTTGTACGAAGAAGAAGATGCAAATAAATTAGCTGAGAAGGGATCTGTCTCTAATCATATCTCTAATAGGATAGCAAGATGGATCCCTATTGATATAGATAAAGGTGATAATACTGACGATTATACACTACAGAAAACAAGAGACATATTTAATATGTTTATTTATACTGAAGGCTTAACAGAAGACAATATATTAATATGGTTCTCAGGTACTGGATATCATATAGATATTCATTCTGACTGTTTCGGATTAGAAATGTCAAAGCATTATGCTTACTACATTAAAGAAGCAGTTAAAAATATCATGGGAACAGCACTCATTGATTATAGTGTATACAACACAACAAGTGTTATTAGATTACCCTTTACTGTTAATCAAAAATCTAAGCTATATAAAATTCATTTAACTGCAGATGAACTTCTTAACTTATCACCTGCTGAGATTAAAGAACTTGCATCTGATTATAATACTGTACTGTCGAGACAAGAGTTATATTTTGATGAACTTGAAAATAAGTATGGAGAGAATGAGCTTAAACATCATGTTATAACAGCACAGAAACCTCGTACTGTATTCTCAACGTCAATAATAGAACCTCGTAATATAGCATCATGTATCTATACTCTATTCCAAGATGGACCAGAAGAAGGTACTCGTAATAATGTATCAATGAGATTAGCATCACACTTTAGGAGACATGGATTCCCAAGTGAAGTAGCTAAAACTGCTATACTTGATTGGAATAATAAATCATTAGAAGATGCTGTAATCATTAAGAACGTAGAGAATGTATATAATAAAGGATATCAGTATGGTTGTAATGATCCTATTTTGAAATCCAAATGTATAACATCATGCCAATACTTTAAACATAAGAATATGGCACTTGAAATATTCTCTATGGAAGATATGCAAAAAGCATTGATACAAAGACTTGAAACAGATTATACTAATAGAGTAATACATTTAGATACCATGTTAGGACTTGATCCTAATTTAGATTGTAAAATATATCCTGGTGAACTTGTTACATTAGTTGGAACAACAGGTGTTAATAAATCAACCTTTGTTCAAAATCTTATCTTAGGACTTAACTTTATGACAGGCGAAGTAGATAAGAACTTTCAACGTTCAACTATACTATTCGCTCCAGAGACAGCAGCTATGCTAACTCATAGAAAGAATATGCAAATGATTACAGGCTATACTAAACAAGAAATAGAACGTCATTATATTAATGCTTATGAAATATCTAAACCATACTTAGAGCATCTTAAAGTAGTACAAATGGCTCCTACATTAGAACATATTGAAGAGGCTATACTACAAGAGAATGCTCAAGTAATAGTAATAGATTACTTAGAGCAAATACAAGAAACAAAAGACCTATGGGGTAAAGACTTCATAGGTAAAACAATGATTAAACTAAATGATCTTGCTGTAGCAAAAGATATAATAATAATAGCTGTTTCTCAAACATCAAGAACGTATAGTAGACAAGGTATCATTGACTTATACGCAGGCTTTGGTTCAGGTAACATAGAGAAATCATCAAGAAAGGTAATCGGTATCAATGGAACACAAGATGATACTGTACGTACACTCGAAATGTTTAAGAATAATGATGGTAATCTATTCAATGTTACACTAAACTTCTCTCTGGACTACAGACTTAAAAGAATAGAATAGCTGTGAAGACAAATAACATACTAAAATCAAACGATAATGCCTATAGATGACTACGGGTATTACTAATAAAAAATAAGGAGAAATACAATGGAATATAACGAAAAAACAATGCGTGAGTTAATAGAGTTATTAGCTCTTAATATTATTGATGAGATACATTGGCAAGATAGTAAGAAAGTTTATCTTGGTGAATATACATTAGGAATTAATGATAGATATCATTATGATGGAACATATAAAAAATGGTACTCTGAAGTAAAAGAATTCTATTACTTTGTACAAAATGAAGATATGTTAGAAGATGATGAGGAACCAATTATAGACGGCTTTGCAAACGTTGGTGAATTAGCTGACTTATTAATAGACAACTATTTAATACACCAAGAAATTATAGACGCTGTACATAGAGCGGCTCGTAAACGTAACGAGAAGATGATATATAGAATGAGAGGATATGAAAAGACTCTTGATAAAGTCGGAGCTCTTGATGAGTATTATAATTACTACACCTCAGATGATCATGAAATAGCTGTTGATCAGTTACAAAGAATAACTAATACAAAAATTATAGAGAGACAAGATCTTTTAACAAGATACTTTATGAACTATTCAAAGATAATAATGGGATCAGTATTCAATAACAAATATACTATGACTGTAGACATAGATTATGATACTCCTGATAATACCCCTCCGAAAACAGGAGTGCTTGCTAAAAATGTTCCAATGACTGTAGACATAGATTATGATACCCCTGATAATACCTCTCCGAAAACAGGAGTACTTGCTAAAAATGTTCCAATGACTGTAGACATAGATTATGATACTCCTGATAATACTATTATATTTACAATTAACGATGCTAAGACTAAAAAGCCTATTCTAAATGGAAAGATTGAAAAAGATCAATTTGTCTCAATTAGATATGCTCATAATAATAACAGAGGATTATACTTAAACCTTAGTTACTTAGACCATCAAGATGTAATTGATAGTAGAATTTATGAGTCAGATATAATAGTATCAACAAGAAGAGTACGAGATTACTATGTATTAGCATTTCAATTAAAGGAGGAAAAGAATGAGTAATCACGATCTAATAAGATGTCATTCGTGTAACTATATTATGTATGATACTGTTCATACTAACAATTTAATTGAATCAAGTAATACTAATCCTTATAATCAAACATCGATAGCTTTTCAGTGTCCAGGATGTGGGGCTTATAATATATTTCATTTCATTAAAGACAGAGATATGTGGATACTACATGCTCCTGAGGATCCTGAGGAAATGCCTGAAGAAGATTATGATAACATGTTAAAAAACCAACAAGAAAGAGAAGCTATACAGTGGTAACTATGGGAAAAATTAATATAAAAAGTATCTCTTCAAATTTCCAAAAAGATTGTAAAGGAGATAAATGCTTAATCTGTAACAATAAACTTAATTATAATAACGGAAAGGTATTAAACCTGTACAAAAGTAATACTACAGTAAGCATAACATGTAAAAGATGTGGAGCAGTACATACAACTAAATATGAAATGAAACATAATAAAGAAGACACATATACTAAAGTGCATATGAATAAAGGAAGAATGAATATTGAGGTTTTTTCAAAATATTCAGATGACATAATAGCTGATTATTATGTATATTGTAGAAATATTAACGCAACAATACCTGATGAAGAAGGAGAGTAACATGAGCAATAAAACAACCGTTGACAATACAATAACAGGTTATTGTGTAAAGTGTCGCCAATGGTTTCCTCCAGATTTTCTTGCGACACTCAGGCTCTCGGCTCATGCAGGTGGTGACGTTTGCCTGAACTGCCTTGCAGATAAATCATGGGGCTATCTAAAACGCCAC